AGGCGCTGCGCTCTGCTGCGGACCCCAACATCCTTCAGAAGTGGTGCTACGCCGGATGCATGCTGACCAACGTGGAACTCGGCGAGATGAACTACGACGAGCAGCGTTACATGACGATCAACTGCACGATCCGTTACGACAACGTGATCGGCTTCAACCAGAACGGAGTCCGCATGGGCACGTTCCGGCATACCGCTGAGATTGCGGCCCAACAGGGTGTGGCCTCGACGGGTATCGGCGTGACCGGCGGTATCAACGTCCGGATCAGCGGTGGTTCCGTGAATGTCGGCTTCACCGGACTTTCCGTGGGTGGTGCGACCATCGGTGGACAGGTCGGATCGGGCAGCAACGGTGGATTTGGTGTAAGCTTCTAATGCTTTGGCTCTGGTTGTTCGTGATCCTGTGCATCACGGTTTACGTGATCATGGAGGGCATGCAGAAATGACTGAGGCGGCTCGGTATGAGGACTCGGATGTCATTGATATCCGCACTCGTGCAGGTATCAAGCGTCAGATTCCGGCCAAGTCGTTCCGTTATGTCGTCTACAACATCCAGACCGGCAAGGTCGAACAACAGACCTGGAACAACAAGCCCAGCTACCCCGGCACGATTAAGGATCGTCTAGGATTCCTTGAAATGATCAACCACATGAATCGGGAACACGCAGGCGAGTTCGTCTATATCGCGGAGTGAGGATTCTCTTCGCGCTCGAACCGAGCTTCAATTGCCCTGACCATGCTGATGAATATCTTGATCTCTACGAAGTAGAGTCCGATCCAGATCAGGGTCACGAACAACCCGAACAGATCATGGGTCTGGTAAGCGTAGTGGGTCCAGAACCCTATCGCGCCTAGCTGGAACAGCATCAAAGCAAGCATCGAGAAGAACACGAGCTTATACTTGGACAAGTGTTTCATCTTGAACCTCGAAGAAGTTGAGCTTGCCTTTGTGGGGCCGGAAAGGCAACGATTCCGGATTGGTCAGGACGAAACCGTAATCGCCCTCATACCAGGGAACGGTCATGGGCGAGCCCGGCTTCATCACATCGACCAGAATGGCGCGGCCGATGATTCCGCCTTGGAACTGTTTGAAGTAGTCTCGCTCCGGCAGGATCACGTTGGGGATCGGATACAACCGCATCAGTTGGTAGGCGGCTTTGTCGAAGGTCGATCCGGCGTGGATCAGGAAGGTCCCTCGGAACTTGGTGTTCCAACTTCTGTTTTCGATGTTCTTTCCGGCGTGGAGAATAGCCCAGGCCCAGGGTTGCCGGATCGATAGGGCCTTCACGATTTGGCCTCTTCTCGTGCCTGGAATTGCGGTCCACCGATCAGGAAGATAGTGGCTCCGCCATGAACAAACCCGGAATGGATGATTTCGGTCTCGTAGTAGTGGATTGGGAGAGAGTCACCCTGGATTTCGTAGTCACGCCATTCCGTTTTCAGGTTCAGAGCGACCCCATACATCATGGCGTCCATCGTGGTTCGGATGGAGTCGTGCTCGGGGTTCTCCGAGTCATACCAGAGACCGGGAATGATGATCTCGTTCCCGTCCCGATCCTTGAAGATGGGAATCCTAAACATATCCCAAGAATATCTTGGAGTTTCCGGATTGTCAACGAGTTTCCGGACGTGTTGATGCGATGATTTCCTGTGCACGTTGTGGGGTTATCTGACCCCGTTTGACCAGGAACCGATACATTCCGGATCGAACATACTCCTGGACGAACCGTTTATGGATTCCACGAAGATTATTGAAACCGGAGTTCCGAAATCCACCCCGGCCACGATCCGGTTCCAGAGTCCAGGCGAGCTTGCCCACGAGTTTGCCAAGACCGAGCCCGCGATACTCCTGAGCCACCACGAATAGCCACGCACCCCATTCCTCCTGGGCAATCGCGACGTTTTGTTTCTGCTCGTTAAACACCCCGATCATGTGACGGAAGCGACGAATGCGAGGATCGGCTTTGATCTCTTCCACACTCAGATACAGTGCCATCCCATCCGGACCACGTACGATATCCCCATCGGGTGTGGTCTTGGTGAAGTGGTAGGTCCCATCCCACATGTCTTTGCGCTGGAGACGGACCTCGAAAGATTGATCTTGGATTCGAATGCGATTGAGCAGGATCGGGAATTCCCGATAACGATTATACCGGAATCCCTGCATCTGTTCGAGACTCCAGTCGTAAGCCCGATCCGAGTGCCATTTATTCTTGGGGTTCAAAAAGTCGTGGTATTCCTGGAACGTCATCAGGGCTGGGTCGATGACCTTCTTGGTATATTCCTGGGTGGCCTCGATGAGGGTCTGAACACGCATGCGAATATTTATGAAAAGGGGAGAGGTTGCCCTCTCCCCCTTCCTGCTTGAGCGCGGTGCCATACGCGATCTCTTTACCCTTTCGGGCTACTTTACCAGAACCTCGCTGGTCCTGGTGTGTGAGGTGGCCGTTCTCACCTCTCAAGCTTTTTTGTTTTACGACGTAGACTGATTGTATCTGCGGCTTCTTCGAGTGTCTTAAACAATCCCAACCATTCTTGAGATTCTTCACGAATTTTCTCGTTATTTTTATACAAGACGGGAAACATACCCCAATCATCGTATGTAGCAGAGTATTGACCATTATACATGAATATATGACCAATAAAACAACCGTGTTTGTCCTCAACTGACCACCATGTTTCTTGGCGAATAGTTTTAGTCATCGGTTGTAGCCTCGGCCTTGAAATCCACCGGGGTATAACTGGGTGAGGGGCGGTTCTTCTTCAAGAGCGCTTCCTTTGCCTGCTTGCGGGTGAGCTTGGTCTTGCGCTTGGGCTCCTCCATCAAACCATACCGGATCAGACGACGGTTCTGTTCCTTCTTGGCACGGCGTTTGGCGTCGTTCTGCTTCCTTCTCTTCTTGACCGAGGGCTTCTCATAGGCCCTGCGATCCATCACCTCTTTGATGATGCCCTCGTTGAACATCTTCTTCTTCAACTTCCTGAGGGCTCCACCGACATCGTTATTATAGACCTTAACCAGCATTCATGCCTCCATAGGTTTCCGGGCTGGGCTAAATAATATTTACGGAGGAATCCTTTAGATGGCGGTGAATGACGGTAGTTTCTTTGGCTGGCCCTTTGTGAATCACGCGATGGAGCTTCGCGGGACCCAGACCACTACGGGTCCGGGTCGTGCCAGTATGGTCCTGCCCAGGTTCAAATTCACCTATTTGGTGGAGTTTCAGATCAATGAGGAAGCATTAACGCCGGGATTCTCCCAGACTGATCTACGCAATCATATCCAGAATGGTCGTCTCTATGCGAGTTTGAAGCGGATCGATCTGCCCAAGACCAACCTGAAGACCGAGACGCTGCGTTCCTACAACAAGTTTGTCAAAATCCACACCACCCCGGAGTTCGGTGCGTTCCGGATGCAGTTCCACGACGACAATACGTCGATGGCCATGGCCCTGTGGAAGGAATACTTGGCGTTCTACCGGAATGCCGGGGATGTGGGTCGTGGTGTGGTGATCAGTCAGAATCGACGGTTGAACCAGAACAACCAGTTCCGCTCCCAGAATGATCTGACCGGCACAGAGGTGCGTCGGGATATGGATATCCATCCGAGCATCGGTATGACTCTGCGTCCCTACTACAAGCGTCATTTCTTCGAGAACATCACGATCTACGACCTGGGCTCGGAACCGGATTCGGTCAATGTCTTCCGGTATGTGAATCCGGTGATCGTGCAGACCGATCTGGACAATCTCGACTATTTCGACCGCACCGGGCAGCGTGAGGTCCGCTTCACGCTGGAACCCGAAAATATGTATATGGCTGTGGGCCAGAACAACTCGGTTCTATCACCGATCATCTTGCAGATTCTGGGCATCTCACGGCCGGTGCCAACACTGCCGGTGCGTGGTCACGTCACGATGGTAGCGCCGAACAAAGGACTCGCGACCTCACCGACCAGTCTCACGGCTGATCCGGGTGTGCTCGACACGAATGTGCCACCCATGGACACTGCGATCAGAGGAAATCCATTGAGCCCGTTGGGTATTCCACAGGCTCCGAATCCACCAGTAGCGGCTGTGCCAGCGGAACAGTCTCCATTCTTCTCGCCCCGGATGGAAGTCACACAACAGAACATCGACAATCTCACTCGAACCATGAATGAGACCACCTCCAATGGTAGTCCGGTGTTTGATGAGGGTCAGAAGGCTGTTTTCAGGGATATCATCCAACAGCAGCAGAATCATTTGGATAATCTGCGGGCGCTCGATGCAGAGCGTGCCCAGCGTGCGATCTCAGAAGCAACCAAGCGGGCCGAAGCGGCAACCAGGAAGCAGTTGATTCAGTAATGGCTAGACCTGTGAAGAGGGAGTTTGTCCCTCAGAATCCTCAGAAATATACCGGAACCTACCCGATCATCTCACGTCGGCGGTGGGAATGGGATTTCATGGTTATGTGCGATCAGAACGACCGGGTTCTGGAGTGGGCCAGTGAGATGGCACAAATCCCTTATCATGATCCGTTGACAGGTCGTCAGAAGGTTTATGTGCCGGACTTCTTGATCACCTATATCGATCACATTTCCAGGGATCGTCGCACCAAACTGGTCGAGGTCAAACCCATGCACGAGCAGCTTACGGAATACGCCCGCAATACTCAGGACGCGGCGATCCAGGCGAGGAACCGTGCGAAGTGGGGTGCTGCCATCGCGTGGTGTGCCCGTCGCGGTATTACCTTCGAAGTTATGAATGAGCGGCACATGTTCAAGGGTGCGAACCTGATGAAGCCCCGTGTGAATCCGGTAGCGGAGTATGCACCGGGTCTGAACCTGAAGAAGAAAAAGAAGCCAACCAAACCTAAATCGAAGTTGGCTCGGATCAGACAACGTCTGGCCAAACGTAAGGCCAGTTCGGTGTCTCGCGTTAGGAAGGTGAAGAAAGTATGAGCACATTCAATACGAAAATCGCCGAGTCTCTGGGTATTGCTTTGCCCCCGGAAGAACCGAATTCGCTGAAGCTTCCCGTAGTGGTCGAGCCGAGCGAGATTGTGCGCGTGGATAATCCTGCACTCCCGGATATGACCGACATCGACAAGCGCATGTTGGAGGGTGAGAAGCAGTTGGAAACGATCATCACGGTTAGCCTAGATGCGGTAGCTGAAGCGCAGGAGATAATTCCAACAGTGGAGCCAAAACTCCGTGGTCGTTTCGTCGAGGCGGCCAATGTCAGTCTGGGATTGGCTTTGGAGGCGGTCCGCACGAAGATAAGCACTCAGAAGGATAAAAAGGAGATGCGTCTGAAAGAGGCCGAGTTCGAAGGCAAGAAGGGTAAAAGCAGCGGCCCGCAGGCCGGAAACACCACCAACAACATTATCTTCACGGGCTCACAACCGGAGATGCTCGACTACATCATGAACAAACCAAAGGAATCCGAAGGATAAATGATTGAGGTTGTTCACTAAATAAGAGGGAAGAGGGGCAAAAACCATGAGAAAGTCTTTCCAAGCCCTGCTCATTGAGCAGGAAAAAGAGCACACCTACAAAATCATCTCGGTCGCGAACATCCACGACCAGGAATTGATGGGTCGTATCGGCATGGCTCTGGCCGGGTATAAGGTGCTGGAATTGGAGAAGGATTTCTTCAAACCGGTTCGGAAGGAGAACAAGGAATTTCCGAATCATCCCGACACGCCCTGTTATTGTGTGAAGGTGGTTACGGTGATGAATCCCCGGAACCGCGTGCTTCAGCAGGCGGTTTGTCAGTATCTGAATATCCGGGATGAGAACCTCAAGGTCACCGGAGATGAGCCCGAGGCTGAGGACAAAGAAAAGTCCGAGGTGAAGGACGCGCAGTCCGATGTGGGACAGAAGCGTCTGGATGGATTCCTTGCGGACCTCGCTCAGGAGCGCAAGGATCAGCAGCCGAAGGAAGTGAAGCCCCAAACCAACATGGAGCGGGCCGTGGTCAACCACGGGGCTCTGGAAGCCGTTCTGGGCCGTGTGGTGCGTCGTGGGTTTTATCTGGTCGAGGGTGAGGCCAAGCGGAACACCGCGTTGATCACCGGTCCGTTCAAGAAGGCTCCGATGAATTACGCCTACGCGGAGAGTTTGAATCCGGGTCTGAAGCTGGTGAAGGAGACCCGTCAGGGTGACCTTTATGAGTTCCACATGGATACGAATTCTCTGGAGCACGTGTCCCAACCCCAACAGGGTGGTCCGCGTAAGTGGGAGGTAGAGGTCCAGGACAACGACAGCGGTCGTAATTTCACCGTTGTGGTGTCCGCAGGTGATGCGATCAGTGCCCGCAATGCCGGGATTGATACCGTGGCGATGCGAGAAAAGCTGAACCCGGACAACCTGATCGCGATCCGGCCGAAGGACCTCTAACAGGTAGATGCCACGTTTAACAGAAGCGGATGGTGGTAAACTACCACCGATCTATTACAAACACAATTACTCGTCATTCGAAGAGACGGAACTTCAACGCTGTGCGAACGACCTGATTTATTTCGTCGAGAACTACGTGAAGATTCAGCACCCCGTGCGTGGTGCGATCAAGTTCAATCTATTCCCGTATCAGGTCAATCTGTTGAGGACCTACGAGCAGAATATGCGCGTGGTCGCGTTGCTGCGGCGTCAGTCTGGCAAGACCACTACGGCATCGGCCTTTCTTCTGTGGTGGTTGATCTTCAAGAAGAACCAGAAGGTCCTGGTCACCTCCAAGGACCAGACTGGTGCGAACGAGATCATGAGCCGTCTCTGGTACGCCTACGAAGAATTGCCGTGGTGGATGAAGCCGTCTGCGACCAAGAACGACATCACCCACAAGAAGCTCCGGAACGGTCGGGAAATCATGGCTCTGGCCACGACCGACAAGACTGGTCGTGGTATGTCGATCTCCCTGCTGTATTTGGACGAGTTCGCATTCGTGCGCCCGAGTATTGCCACGAAGTTCTGGGCCTCGATCTTTCCGGTCATCTCCACGGGTGGTAAGGCCATCATCACCCGGACCCCGAACACAGACGAAGACCTGTTTGCGAAAATCTTCATGAACGCGAATCCCGTGCCGGTGTCTGATACCTGGGTCGATCCCATGGCGGAACGCATCAAGCATACCATCGCCCGGACACCAGAAGTTGAGTATCAGACGGAGTTCGAAGACAAGCTTCATGCTGAGTTCTTCAAGTCCACCAATGTGATCGATGAGATCAAATCAGATGAGGAGACCATTCAGGAGTTTCGCCGGTACTTCAGTCACTGGACCAACACGCCGGATCGTGATGGTAAACCGCGTGGTGAACGATTCAAGAAGGAGATGATGTCGTCGGGTTTGAACGAGGCCCAATGGCTCGCGGAATTCGAATGCGCGTTTGTCTCGACCGAAGCCACTCTGATCTCCGCACCGAAGCTGGCATCACTTCGATTCTTCATCCGTGAGCCTAGGTTCGTGGACAAGTATGGGGTGCGTTGGTACGAGGAGATCAAACCGAACACCGCCTACGCGGTAACACTTGACCCCTCGGAAGGTGTTGATCTGGACGATGCCTGTATTCAGGTCTGGGAGATTCCTAGTCTGATCCAGGTAGCGGAGTGGAACTCTAACAAAGTTGATCAACCCGGACAGGTTAAGGTACTGCGTCGTGTGCTGAAGACGATCAAGCGCATGCAGGACGATTTCCCCGAGCATGATGGGGTGAACAACACCTATTTCAGCGTTGAACGCAACGGAGTGGGTGTGGGCATTATCAACATCATCGAACTTACCGGCCTGCACCGTTTCCAGGGTTGGTTCATCGACGCAACGGAGGCCACGATCCATCAGAAGGGTATCGGTCATGGTAACCAAAAGATTAACCGTTGGCGCGGTCTCTTTATGAGTGCGGCCACGAAGAAGCGCTTTTCCTTGCAATTCAAATCGATCATCGAGCGCAACATCTTCATCCCGCGCTCCAAATATCTGGTGTCCCAGCTAAAAACGTTTGTCCGTCAGGGCAATATGGGCTTCGGTGCGAAGGAAGGCTCCAAGGATGATATCGTGATGCGGTGCGTCATCATGACGGCCATGCTCGACGAACTCTACAGGCAGGAGCCCGATCTGGAAGACCGCATCGCCGTCGAGGACCTCGAACTCCCCTACGATCCCGACGATATGCAGCACGATCACAATATGCCTCTACTGCCAATCGTCTGATCTTGACTTCTCGTCTAATCCCTCAAGATTGTCCTTTGCAAACCCAGGGGATAATCCATGGACACCGAGAAGAATCAAGAAGAAACCGTTGAATTTGCCGCCGTCATCGGCGATGACCTCACCGAGGTACTGGGCTACGCGCCCGAACCCACCGTGACCGTCACCATGCCGGGCGTGCCTGACGACCATCCGGTCCTTCAGGAAATAACCGCCGACCTTCAGGCTGCGTTGACCGCACAGACTCTGGCCGATGAATATTCCGGCACTGAGGTAACCGGCGACGATCTCACGGAGCTTCTCTCCTACGCTCCTGAAACCCCGGAATCTCTCACTGTTGAGGTGGTTGGACCAGCCATGACCGAGGCGGAAGCAAATGCTTTACGCGCACAACTTGTGCACGAATCTTCGTCCGGATTCACCGACATTGGAATCAAGAAACTACCGCACTACGCAGGTCCGGAACGCATGAAACCAGCTACTATTGGTAGTGCTGGCTTCGACCTGTATTCGGCAAATTCTGAACCAATTTTGCTAAATAGTATGGGTGCCAGGGTAGTGATTCCCACGGGTTTCATCCTGGAACTACCGGTAGGTTTCGAAGCGCAAATTAGGTCTCGATCTGGTTTGGCTGCGAAGAACGGAATCGTGGTGACCAATTCTCCGGGAACCGTCGATGCCGACTACAGGGGCGAGATCATGGTCATCTTGACGAATACCTCGAATAACAGGTTTACCGTTGAGAGGGGCATGCGAATCGCTCAGATGGTCATCTCTCGTGTTCCGCTCGTTCGCCTCGTTGATATTGATGAGGTTTCCGAAACGGATCGCGGTTCGGGTGGCTTTGGTTCGACCGGCCTTTGAAAAAACTTTGTAGACGACCTTATAGAACTTGAAATGGACTGACGCTTAGACAGATTGAAGACCGAGGACCGCTTTAGAAAACAAGAACAGAAAACCCTATAGACGATCCTATAGACTGACTATCATAAGGAAGAAAAAGAATGCCTACGATTGCTGAAATGCGTGCTCGCCTCAAGGCGAAAGAGAACCAGTTCCAGAAGGATGATTCCATCTACGCGTTCTGGAACCTGACCTACAACTCCAACTCTGCCCTGCGTTTGCTGCCCTGGGTCGATCCGGTTTCCGGAATGATCTGGACTGAAAAGCAGTTGCTGCCGATGAACTTCGTTGATCCGCAGGACAACTCGAAGATCATCACCTTCAAGGCTCCGTGCCGAGAGATGTATGACCCGAGCACCAAGTGCCCGGTCGCTGACATCGTGCGTGGAATCTACAAGGAGTGCAAGGAACTGAAGGATTCCGGCCGCACCAAGGAAGAGGAAGTTCTGAGTAAGATCGCTTCCAAGCACTGGAAGGATTTCACCTATTACTACCAGGGATTCGTGAACAAGTCGGGCTTCCAGGAGGAAAATCTCCCAGAGAATCCGATCCGTCGTTTCCCGTTCACCAAGCAGATTCAGGGTCGCATCACCACTCAGATGTTTGACGACTCTGATCCGTTTGATGTGCTCCCGACTGGTCAGTTCGAGATCGACGATCTCAAGACGCTGATGGCGGGTGGCGAAATGTCCGAGGCTGATGCCGAGGCGTTGTTGGCGAAGTTCGAGGGCTACGACCTGCTCTTGAAGAAGACCCAGAAGGGCGAGTATGCGGATTGGTCGAACTCTTCGTTCGTCAAGTCCAAGACCAGCCTGACCGACGAACAGCTTGAGGCACTGGACAAGTACGGATTCCATGATCTTCGCAAGGCGCTGCCTGAGCAGCCCACCGATGAGGCATACGATGTCCTCTGCGAGATGATGGAGATCAGTCTGGCCTACGCTCGTGGCGAAGGTGATGGATTGTGGAACACCGATTGGGAAGCGGCTGGATTCAAGCCGTTCCGTCCGAGGAAGTCTGGCGAGAAGGCCAGTGAGCCCGAGGGCGAGACCAAGGGTGTCTCTTCCATCGCGAACCGCGTGAAGGCGGCAGTATCTGGTGGTGCAGCCACCAGTCAGGGACAGACCACAAAGGCCACGGTGAACGCGGCCTCGGTGGCGGCTCGTTTGAAGAATCGCGGGGCGGCAACTCCGAGCCCCGTGACGGAGACTCAGCCCGAGCCGGTTGCGGCCGTGGCTGCTCCCGCACAAGAACCCGAAACCGTCGCTCCGGCCGCGACCACCACGGACAAGGTGCTGAACCTTGCCGCGAAGATCAGGGCCAAGGCGAAGGAAAACAGGGCGTAAAACTTCGGAGGGCGGCGCTCGGGGTAGGTTGGTTTTCGACTCTCCAACCTACCCCTCGTTGCCTGGGGGTAAACAGAAATGGCAAAGAAAAAGTCTTTTCGTGAGCGCATGACGAGTGTGCTCACAACGATCAACTCTGACATGTTCCATGTTGGTTTTTCCAAGGTGGACATGTGGATCAGCTTCGGCAATTACGCGATGAATCGCATCATGTCGGGGCGATTCGACCGAGGACTTCTTTTCGGTCGCGAATACATCCTCTACGGAGAATCTGGCTCAGCCAAATCATTGATGGCGGCCTATCTCGCTGCGGATTCCCAAAAGCAGCACAACGCATTTGTGGTGTGGCTGGACATCGAGCACGCCAACGACGACGAAGCTGGTGAGGCTTGGTTAGCACGTGCTGGCATCGACATTGATCCGGAGAACTTCCTCTATCTGAGTATGGCCTCGTTGGAGGACATCAAGAAGACTATCTCCGGTATGGCCGTGGAATATCGCGAAGGCCAGAAGAACGGCGAGACCGATCTACGTCCCATCGTGTTCGTGGTGGACTCTTGGGCGGCTGCGCTCACTGGTTCCCAGATCGAGCGCATGGAGTCTGGTGATCTCGTGGGTGACCAGGGTCAGAAGGCCAAGCAGACCGGTGATGTAGTTCTTGCGATCAATCACCTCTGTTCGGGAATCCCGATCATGTGCATCGGCGTGCACCATGTCTACGACAATCAGGACATGGGTGGTCGTAAGCACAAGACTTCGGGTGGCAACAAAGCGATCTACATGGCCTCTGGCTGTCTGCTGCTGACCAAGAAGGAACTCACCGATGATGTGGTTGAGAACCAAGAAGTGGCGGAGCACTACAAGGAACTCTCCGCCAGTATGACAGCGGAGATGAAGAAGAAGCTTCGTGGTGGAAAGCGCACCGTGGGTATCACTGCGATTGTCGAGAATATCAAGTCTCGCGTGAGCAAGCCGTTTGAGAAGATCGAGGTCCAGATTCCCTACATGACGGGCATCGATCCCTACTCGGGACTGTTCGAGCTTCTCTTCCAGGAAGGTGTCATCACAAGTCCGTCCACGGGTTGGTATGCGTATACCGACAAGACCGGCAAAGAGGTGAAGTTCCAACGCGGTAAGTGGCGTGAACATGCCGACACTGTGATGGCTTTGGCCAAGGAGGACATCTCCACACCCGATGCTAAGGCTCAACCTGAGCCAGAAGAGGTTGAGTAATGCCCAGCATCGAGGAGATGCGAGAGAAGATGCGCCAGAAGAAACCTGCCTCCGGGCAGGTTTCTCAACCCGTACAGGGTTCAGAGCCGCTCAAGGCAATATTCTGGTTCGATACGATTCGTCAGGATCGTAGCCGCCTCAAAGAGGCATTCGATTACTACCGTGCGGCTGCAACCGATGCTCGTCAGCATCTGGAGATGTACGGGAATCTGGAGACGTTGGTCGCTGAAACTCCAGGTTTGGCCTTCTTCTACCGCAACATCCATACCGATGCCCAGCAGATCAGGCGTTGGTTGGAGGAGCAGTTGGAGATCAGAACCGCACAGAAATACAAGTGGTTCGCCACCTCTCCAGAGGCCAAGGACAAATACGGGGACCTCAAGGTGACCGAGGTGAAGAACTTTGTGAAGGCCGAGGACGACATCATCGAACTCGCCGAGCAGATTCGCCTGATCTCCTACTACGACCACATGATGGATAACGTCTGCGAGGGGTTCACGAGCCGCTCCATCATGCTGAACCACGTCGTGAATATTCGCGTGGAGAAACTACAAGAAGTCTTCATCGATCCTAGAAAGGAGACCGAACATGGTTGAACTAGGCACAGTAGAGAATGATGCGATCTATTTGACGAGTGGTTGGCAGGCTCTGCATGGGCGCAAGCTGAGTGAGTCGATCCAGTTGAGAAACGGGCGTTTCTTTTGGCCGCTCCAGCCCCGTGCGGACGAGTTGGATTTTGATTCCGTGGTACATGCGATCTCCGGAGAGGGAAGATTCGCCAATCACACCCCGGTCCCGTACACGGTGGGCACCCACTGTGTGCAACTCGTCCAGTATCTGATCCACGAGAAGGGATTTCCCAAGGATTCGATGACGGTGAAATGGGCGCTGTTCCACGATGCATCTGAAGCGATCATCAACGACATTCCATATCCGTTGAAGATTCAAGCTGTAATGGCGGATTACAACAAGGCTGAGGTCCGTATCCAGGAGATCGTCCAGGAGAAGTGGGACATCGACATGTCCAAGGTCGATGCCACGGAATTCGAGAAATATGACCGTGCCATGGGCTGTGCAGAGAAGCTGTTCTTCTTCGGCAGGGATGCATTGGCCTATTACCGTGCATGTGGTCGAACTCCGGAACAGATCGACCTTTATGATGACATGATGAGGTTTGTGGTCCCACGTAATCAGGCGGATTCAAACCAGTGTTTCCGTGTGGTTGCGCTTGAACTATTCGGGATCAAATAACTGGAAATCCTTGAATTTCCAGACATATTGCAATCATGTCGAATGCGATCATCGAGATCAAAGACGAAGTAAACATTAGGATTCGTGGCGTCGATCAGATTACTCTTCAGAAGGCCCAGGATCACCTAACGTATTTCTTCCCCGCCTACATGTTCACGCCCGCTTATAAGCTGGGGCGATGGGATGGGCGTATCAAGTTGCTGACCGCGTCCGGTATGACCTATCTGAACCTGTTGGAGGATATCCTTCCGATCCTGGATCAGGCCGGTTATGACTTCGAGATTGTGGATTTCCGCACCGATTACACCAGCCTGATCGAGCAGATCAAGCTCCCGGATCAGAATCTCTTTTCCGAACACATGATCAAGGGAAAACCGGTGATCCTCAGGGATTATCAGCTTGCCGCCATTCACACGGCGATTCAAACCGGTGCTGGCCTGCTGGAGTTGGCGACCGGCTCAGGTAAGACCCTGATCTGTGCGGGCATCGCACGCGTCTATATGGAGGTGGGAAACGTCGTGGTGATTGTGCCCGACATCGGCCTGATCCTTCAGACATTCGGTCAGTTCAAGGATGTCGGTCTGAAGGAGCACACCGGCACCTGGTACATGGACGCACACGACCGCAATCGTATCACCATCTGCACGTGGCAGAGTTTGGACAAGACACCGGAACTCTTCGCCGACGTGAAGTGCGTGATCCTGGACGAAGCTCATCAGGGCAAGGCCAAGACCATCAACGAGATCATGACGGGTCCGGCTGCGAATGTCCCGTTCCGATTCGGTTGCACCGGCACCGTTCCGAAAGAGGACCTGTTTCGCCAACAACTCAAGGCGAGTGTGGGACCGGTCATCTTCAAGTATCAGACATGGCAGCTACAGAATCAGGGAGTGCTGGCGCAAACCAGGATCACCCAGTTCAGTTTGATGGACACCCACAATCCGGATTATCCAGATTTCGTGCCCGAGGACAAACGCAAGACTCGCAAACAGTGGGGCGACTCCTCGTTCGAGGAATGGAAGGATCAGGTCAATTGGTTCTTCCACAACAGTGCCCGTCTCAACTACGTTCGCAATCTCGTTCTGGGTCTGACCGAGGAGAACGGCAACACACTGATCCTGGTGCAGTTCCGCGAGCATGGGAAAATCCTGGAACAACTCATCCCTGGCAGCATCAGCCTGGATGGCCGTGACAAGCCGGAATTCCGAAAGGAGGTCTATGAAAGCTTTGACACCTCAGACGGGAATATTCTGATCGCCACCATGGGCATCGCCTCCACCGGAATTGACATCCCTAGGATTTTCAATCTAGTCGTGATCGAGCAGGGCAAGAAATTCGAAAAGGTCATGCAAATTCTGGGACGCGGTCTGCGCACGACCGAAGACAAGAAGATACTGACGGCCGTGGATATTCATGGAAATCACGGATATTCGTATGCCCATGCCAATAAAAGGCGAGCCCTATATAGGGAAGCCAATCAAGAAGTTGAACGAATTGAGGTTGAGTATCATGTTGATTTTGAGTGAAACAAATAAGAAGATCGACACTGATATTATAAATCAGGAATGTCATTACTCGGTTCTTCGATTCAAAGACTTTCGCAATCCTGATTTTTACTTCGAGAAGCTTACGCAAATCGAGGAATTCACATCGGCTAGTATTTTGTTGGAGATAGGTGAGCCCAATCCGTTCACCGTGGTCATTCCATTCCATTGGTCCGTGCTGTGTTCGGACAAGGAATATGTCCAATCGATTCCTCTGCACGAGATAAACGGCCGCACCTACGATGTGTTCTGTCTGAATCCGGTGGACGGTTACATGCCCTATTACTTGAAGATGCGTACGAGGGAAATCTTCCCGAATATGACCTGGACCTGCCCACCCATTGATGATCGTGACATGTTGGTTGTACCACTGGGAATTATCCAGCGTCATGAGGATCAGATTGAACGTGGCCCGGTATGCGCTATATTTTCTCCAAATCGTATTGACGTTAACAGGCCGATCTCGGACATTTGGTGATGAAACAGAAGTTTGATCTCTTCGGAATCCTGGAGTTTCTTGATCAGCGAAGTCTCCAGGTCCGAGAGGTCTATCTGGATGACCCCGAGGGTCTCAAGGAATTGGACCGCAATGCCGGATGGCTGTTGCCCCAATGGATGACCGGTGCCTACAACGATAAGGACCATGCTGCCCTAATTAGCAGGTTCAACGAGGTGGCGAATCCCGGCTGGTATAGTTTCCAAAAACATCCGGAGTTGCAGTTGAAGTTGCTGGCCTTGTGTGGGCTGGGTCGAAAGGTGAAACACAAATTCACCAAACCCAGAACGAATCCACAGATGGACAAAGTGATGGAATTGTTACTCCTGGTCTATCCGGACATTCGTCAGGAAGAGGTTGAGTTATGGCTGAGGCAGAACGACCGTGAGGACCTGATCGAGTTGGCCTCAAGGGCGGGTTACCAGACCGAGGACCAGGAAGCTCTCCTCAAAGCGTATGATGGGGTAAAAGGCTCATGATCGAAAGAAATTACAAGTGCCAGCAGTGCGGTCGGACTTTCAAGCGTAAGTCCTGGTTCGACAAGCACGACTGCAAGGATCGCCAGGAGTTCGATCAAAAGCATGGACTCGACGTGGTTGCGGGTCATCGTCTGTTTACGTACTGGCAGACCAAGACCGGATTTCTCAAGAAGGGAAAGGAAAAGACCCAGGAGGAGTTCAGCAAGTCTCCGCTGTTCTCGACGTTCATGAGTCTTGCCGAATTCATCAGTGCGAACAACGTGGCCGCACCACTTCGCTACGTGGATTATCTCGTGGACAAGCAGATACCCGAGGTCAAGTGGAAGCAGGGTGACACCCTGGCCGGATTCATCGCGGCTATGCGGTTGAACGATGATCCTGAACTCCAGGCAAACACCTCGGTCAGTACGATTCAGGACTGGGCCATTCGCACGGGTCAGCCCGCGAATGCGTTTTTTCGTGAGGTCTCACCGGGTGAGCTTGTTCTGATGGTGAAGAACAACCAGATTTCTCCCTGGGTGTTGTTCGGGTATGATCGTTCTCTGGTGGAACTGGTGGATCGACTCGCACCGGAATACCTCTACCAGATCAACGAGTATGTGAACACCACCCACTGGATGAGTCTGATCAGATCGAACGAGGCCGGAACCTCTCGTGTTGCGTCGATCCTAGAGGGGGCTCTTGGATAAGTTTGAACTACCGGATGTCGATCTGGACGTGAAGGATCGTGATCGAGCGGTGCTGCTGTTCGAGAACGCCATCACCGCATCCCAACTGGATCAGCACGGAAATCTTGTCCGACACAAGTCGGGCATCTACTTCCAGGATATCCCGATTGATCCGGTCACCGGATATGCAAGCTTCCCCTATGACGTGGCCGAACCCTTTGGCTATTACAAGGTGGATTTCCTTCCCTATCACATCTATGACGGGGTGAGGTCGGAACGCCATCTCAATCAGTTGCTGGACCGTGCCCAGGGGGATTTTCCCTGGGGTTGGTTCCAGGAGGAACGTTTTTATACGAGTGATGATCCACATCTCCAGATCACCCAGATCACCCGACACAAACACCTCTGTGAGGATTATCCACCGAGGTCGGTCGGTGACCTTGCTATTCTGAACGCACTGATTCGACCGAGAAAGAAATACCTCGTGGGTCAACCCTGGGAGGAGATCAAGGAGAAGGTCTGGCAGAAACTATCCGGTGAGGAAGGCTACTTCTTCAAGAAGTCGCACGCCGTGGCCTTCGCTCTGGCCATCCTTATTCATATGCAATTGATCGACGAAGCCCTTAAAGGATGACAGCTTCGACCGTCTTGCGGTCGATTCGTTTTAGGACCTTGGCGAATACCGCGTGCGGACGAAACACTTTCTGGAACCACGTGGCCTTCTGGGCGTAGCCTGCACGGCTCCGGGTGACCAGAAGATCACCGGGTCCGACATCACCTACACAGAGCACCGGAACGCGTCCACGCAGAGCCACGATGGGCCAATCCTGCTTATCCGAGTCGTCGTTCATAAGGAATCCGGGCTTGGTCGAAATCACACCCAGGACTCGCTCGTCTGCCGCCTTGTCGCAGGGCCAGATGAAATTGGCATCCGCAATCACCATGACCATTCCCGGCAGGGTATCGGCCGCGCTGAAATAGCGCTCGGCAAGGTCGGCGTATTTCGCAGAGGTTGCCTCGCCGAAAACCGTGCTCCAACGATTCGCCACCTTACCCAGAGTGAAGGTGTTATCGGTACTCGGGAAGACCGCACCCGCTTCAATACTAAGCATCGAGGTGAGCGATCCCGCTGCCATCACGGATAGCTCGATCTTGCCGTCCTCGGAGGTGTTTGTGTTATCGACAGAGGTCGTCTTGATCTGACCAAACACCTCGACTGTCGCGGCAGAATCTGGTGCGGCAAAATCAACCTGACCGATCACCACACCATTACCACCGTCCGTGCGCTGCACGCGAAGTGCGGGAACAGCACTGGTGGCGAAACGAGTCGTTGTGGTGGCGGACGATCTCAATGCGGCGATGCCATCCGTGACCAGATCAACGGTCCCCGTGGTCAATTGGTTCATACCCGAGTCGGTATCGGTGAGGAACGAGAAACCGGGCGTCGTGATGATCCCGGCAGTACCGCGAATCGGCACCACCACACTCATTTGGGTTGCACTGAACGATGTATTGAGTGCTCCGTTTGCGGCGATACCCAATTCATCTGAACCAACTCGGTAGATACCCGTGTTGGTGTCGCCGACAAAGGTCAGCGCAGGACTACCAGCAGAACCGAGCGAAAAGATCGCGGGGTTTGTCGTGGCAATCAGAGTACCGGTGACAGTGATGTTGCCACCAACGGTCTGGTTCGCCCCGACCTGGAAGTCCCCTTCCGTGCGCAGGGTGGTTAGGGCGTTCCTGTAGAGGACCGCATCACCACCGATCAACAGGGAATTACCCAGAGACGTGGCATTGGGGAAGGAAGCCCTGGCGTTCAATACGATCTGGTCTCCCGGAGCGTTACCCACGGTAACCGACGATCCATTCATAATGACGTTGCCGTCGTAGGTGATCGCCCCGGTATAGGTGCCACCACCAGCCCCGGTGGGTATACGAGAGAAGGTTCCGCTCTCCCTCACCCAGATACCCTCATTACCGGTTCCTGTACGGATGTAGATGTCTCCGTCTTTCAGGGAATCAATCGCTGTGGGTGGAGTAATGGTGGGGTTCGCACTACCCTCATAGATAGTGGGACCGGCAAGGCCGATACGAAAGTGTAGCTCAGAAGTGCCCCTGAGTTGCTTGGTGACGGTCATTTCTCGTTACCGATTAGGGTTTTACACTTCTATTTACGATGTCGATTCGCTTTTTCTTGATGCGCTTCAGATAGAGATCGGCTAATTTCATGGTGGGGCCGATGGATTCGGTGAGGGACTTTTTGGGGTAGCCCCGGAGTATCCGTTGGAATTCGTCAAAACGACTGCCGATATACCGGTCTACCGGAACGGATTGTGACCGTTGCCACCACCATTCGTCTCCATAGGCGAGGAATCGTTTCTTCTGATCCTCATCTTTGAGACGGGTCATGTCGAAGAACATAACCATTTTGGGAGTTTCGTTCTGGATGATCCCGCAACGGACCTCCCCATCCTTCATGACCAGAAAAGTGAGAAACCCGAACTGGGCTCGGGTTTCTTCAATAAAAGAGTTCATTTGTTTGTCCATTCTTAGACCTGGAATCCAATCACGTACACCGTCACAACGAGGGACGAGAAGGTTCCGGCCGCGAGTGTGTCCTTTTGTAAGGACACCACGTTTGCGGCGTTCGGAGTGCTCGCACCCTGATCGGGTTGCACGTAAACGGCTTGATCTGCCGCTCCTCCCGCACCCCACGAGAGAGTCGCGGAATCCACGATCTCGTCGTAGTCGGGTCCACCGATGCCAATGCTGATGACGGGATCAACCGGGCTTACACCTGGAATATAACTGGTGGCCACCGCGATGATCTTGGTGATGATGTGCATGGCACCGACCGGAACCGTGTAGATCGCCGTGGCCGTGCCAGCACCGGACATCAGGTTCACACCCGTGACCGATCCCAGAACACGCTCCGTACGGAGCCCATTCAGGTAGGCCAGATTCACCGCATCACCATTCGCGGTAGGAGCAGCCACGTTTGCCACACGCAGTGAGGTCACATCGACCGCACTGTTATCGATGAGAACCTTGTTGGCACCGCCAAAGGTCAGGGCCAACTGAGAACCCGTATACCAGAGACCCGAGGTCTGAGCACCGATGAACGAGTAGACCGGTGCCGACGCAGACGGAGCATTGGTGGTACGGATCAAGAAGCTGTTTCCACCCAACGCACTGCGATAGTCCGCAGCCGAGAAGGTGTGGTTGGTCACGCCCAGGGTACCGATGTTGGTAATGTTGTTGGTGCCCATGTCGATGGAACCTGTCATGGTTCCACCAGAGCGAGCCAACTTATCGGTGTCCAGTTCGTTCAGGGCGGCCTGCACGTTGGTTGCGGCAATCGTTCCGGCCGGAGTGTTGGTGATCTGGGTGGCGGTGTAATCGCCAGCCTGCGCGGTCACAACACCAGTGCGTCCGAAGACCGAGGTGATGTGCTGAGCAACCAGATCAAACTCACCCGCTCCGTTGTTCCAACGCAGAACATGTCCGTTCTGTCCGACACCCGGCGTGCCCACGTTCACATCGGTGAGCGAGTTCAGTGTGGTCGGAATCGTCGGGGTGTTGATGAGATCGTTATAATCACCCGTTGCAGCAACATCAGCCAGACCCAGATTGGTGCGAGCCGTGACCGCACTTGCCAAATCCGACAGGTTGGAGGAAATCTTCAGGTAGCGCGCATCGTTGTAGGTACGATCGCCCACATGGTTGCCCGCACTCGGAGCAGCCGGATTGATCAGAGCCTGACCGTTCATGTTGATCGCACCAGTCATGGTGCCACCAGACAAGGCCAGGAAATTCGTATCCACATATCCCTTGGTGGTCGCATCACTCACACCAACCGGAGTGAGCAGATCAGTGACGATCTTACCCTGCATGTCGATGACAGTCGGAGTCACACGGAAATGGCTGGCGGAGTTCACGAACACCTCGAACACGCCATCCGTTCCGTTCTCCAGACGGGTTCCACCGTCCGGGCTCAGGATGATGTCGGCCCCATTCATGTCGATGTTGCCCACCATGACTCCACCCGCCAGTGGGAGGAACGTGGCCAGGGTGTAGGCGCGGGTTGCAGCATCCTGTGGGTTGGTCGGATCAGCAACGTTCTGAATTTTCTTCGTGAACGCGTCGATGATCGTGGTAGAGGCACGGAAGTGCGTAACACCACCAAGCTCCACGTTGAACTGACCCGACGTGCTGTTGTTGAGGCGGTCGGTTCCGGCCGCGTTCAGAATGATGTCGTTACCATCGACATCGAGGTCGCCCGTCATTGGGAGTGAGCCGTTGCGGGGCAGGAATCCACCACCACCGACGATGGAGTCCACGTAGTTCTTCGTGACCGCATCCTGCGGGTTGGTCGGATCAGCCATGTCGATGATCTTGAACCCACCCATATCGAGGTTCCCGGTGGGATCACCCAACCGGTTCAGACTGATCGAGCCCAGAGCCGAACTCAGAGTCTGCACGGTGCCAGCGCCGACACCCGTGCTGATGAAAATCTGACCAGATGCGCTAAAATCACCGAAGCCGATCTTGTCGTCGATCTGATCCTGAACGTTGCCGCTGACCCCAACCAGACTATTCAACTCGGATGAGAGCGCAACGGTATCCGCAAGTTTCTGGAAATCCGCTGTGGACAGACCGTAATCCTGCATACCGGTGAGCAGGTTCAGGTCCTCACCCTTCACGGTGACGTTGGTCTGACCGACCTGGGTCAGCACATCATTGAGCTTCGCATCCAACGCGGTCTGAAGACCGATCACACTGGAGATGTTGATGAATCCAAAGTTGAACAGGTTCGGTGCGAGAATGGAGAAGCTACCACTGGTAACTGCACCATGACCGTAGGCCGGAACTGAACTGACTACTGCGACTGCCATGCGGGTTTACCTCATCGTGTGGATGGATTTGATCTTTCCACCCGTGTAGTTGCCCTGCTTGCAGTTCACACGGATCGCGGCGAGTTCAAGTTCGAACTGTACGAAACACGTTCCACCCTCATTGGTGAAGGTGAGCCGCGCGATGTCTGCCCAGGTAGTAGTTTCACTGGCTTCCTGCGGGTCGCTCAGAGAACCCTGCACGTGCACGACCCCCGTGAACGGAGTCAGGGGATCGCACTCAAAGATGAAGTTCTGATAGCGGTCACGATCCTTACCGCGCTTCGAGTAGGGTTTTGCACCGGTTACGCCGACTCCCGTGATCCCGCCCAGATTTTCATATGCGTATGATGGCATTAGTGGATTCTCTCAAAGTTGCAGTATTTATTTAGCCTTAGGCGCTTCTCACGAGTTCGGCCGGGGGAATACCCGAGTCCAAGTCGAGTTGAACATTTCCGTAGCGTCCACCCCGTCTGGTAACCTGGAGTGGAAACACATCACCTTCTTCGTTGATCAGGAACAAACTCCAGCGTAGTCCAATGGACCGCGCGAGCCCCAATTTGAGCGTGTCATCATCCGTGAGAACAATTTCGACGGATTTCGCATAGGGGTCGTCCACTTCAAATTTTTTCGCCAACACAATGTCGGACTGACCCATAGCGGTGGAGTTGTCGTCGAGAGCCGACTTGGACCAGAAAATCAGTTTTACACTAAATCCACGTAGGCTCAGTGGAACCCCGTCTTGGTTTCCGAAGAGAAACTCGAAGGGTTCGGTCATTCCTGGAGTGATTTTCAGAACGGTATCGGTCAGGCGATTCTGTTTGCCCGGCAACTGAACCTGAGGTCTCGGTATATTATACTGGACTTGAAATTGGGTCACCGCTGAAATCCTTGACAATTCAGGGTATTTATGTTACAAGGGGATATGGCAATGTCTTATCTTGAGGACCTGGAGCGCCTTCAGGCCCAACTCACTGGGTTCGTTTCGGAAAACCCCGAATACGACAAGGATCGCCGACATATCCTGTTCGTGTACGGGACGATGAAGCGCGGTCTTCGCAACCATGCGCGTTTGGCCAAGGCTCGTTTCCTGGGCGAGGCAATCACGCGGGGTGATTGTTATTTGATGTGGACCAAGCAGGTGCCGGGCACGACCAAGCTCGCTCCGGTGCTGACTCCGGACGGGACGTTTCGTATCCGTGGGGAACTCTACGAGGTCGATGGGGATATCTTGTCCAATATCGATCTGTGTGAGGGACATCCTGTGGTTTACGAGCGTTTCCAGGTGGATGTCGATCTGGTCGCTCCCTTCCAGGGGGTGAACCGGAATCTCTACGGGGCCTGGACGTATCTGTGGGGTGCCCACTCGGAGCAGAAGCTGACCCGGAAGGGCGTGCAGCTGACCGGGGATGTCATGGAGTTCGCTCCATGACCCAGGTATTCGTCTACGGCACACTCAAACGCGAGCAGCGTCTGTCCTGGTTGTTGAAGGGGTCGGAGTTCGTCAAGGCGGCTCCGACCCTTCGATTCGACTACGACATGCTCTCGTGCGGGCATTTCCCGGCCGTGATCCGGGGAACCTACCGAATCCTCGGTGAGGTCTACAGGGTGAATGAGAGAACCCTGAAAAAGCTCGACTTTGTCGAACGGGTCCCTCTCTTCTATAAGAGGAAAGAAATCCCTGTCCTCGGTCTGGACGAGCCCGCGTTCATCTACATGGTGAACGAGGAATTCACCGACTATCTCACGTCGGAGCAAAACCGCACACCCGTGACCGAACAGATTCGCATGGATATTCAGGCCCGAACCAAAGAATGGGTTTGGAATCGTTGACATTTCCCGTAGTTTCTGCTAAACTATGGGGATGGATTACCTGAGCACTACCGGCCGCATCGTCTATGATCCTCCTCGCGGGGATATGAAGTCGCGTACGGAATGGTGGTGTGTGATCGAGATCGATCCCGAAATCACCCGACTGTTCCGTTACTGGATGAATCTGAATTGGTGGGACGTGGAGCGCTGGCCGATGAAGCGTCCGTTCGCGGCTCCGTCCTGGGACGCCCACGTGAGCGTGGTCCGTGGCGAGGGATACCTGGACAAGAAACACTGGCGCAAGTATCAGGGCCAGGAAGTGACCCTGTTCTATGGGCTGGAGGTCCAGCAGACCCAATCCACGGAGAATTACGAGCGACCAGATCATTTCTGGTTCGTCGATGTGGAGTGTCCGAGGATCATGGACATCCGTAAGGAACTGGGACTGCGCGTGGCTGATCCCAAGACGGGGAAGCCCTACCGCAGCCACATGACCGTGGCCCGCACCTACGATGTGCCCCGCAAGCCGAACCGTGGGGCCACCTACTGGGACGAGGTCAAGGGCACGATCACCGCATACAAAATCCCTGGGGCTTGAAACCCCAGGGTTACCCCCAATATTTGGAGGGGGTTCATATGGCTGATATCATCGCATTCCGGGGCAATAAGCCCTTCAACACCAACGACGCACTGCTGGCGATTCAGAAACTCAAGCGTGAGCTTGAGGCCAAGCACGGTGGCCTTGACAATGAGTTCTGGACCAGGGTGTTCTTGGCCGAACTCATCGGCCATGCCACGGCGGGCGGCCACGTCCCGGCCGATTACTTCACGATCCTCGGTCAGGAAATGCAGGTCTACGAGGCCGACGACAACCTGCTCCAGTATCTCTGAGGCAGACATGGCAGACGTAATCGACTTCACCCAGTTCCAGAAGGGCGGGGGCAAAAAGCTCAACCCCGATCTGGTCGAGATCATGGTCCGTCTGACCAGGGAGAAGCGCGTGGTCGAATCGATCTACGCGGTGAAGGATATCGATTGGGTCAGCTTCCTGATGATCCACATGATTCTCCACGCCAAGCGCAACGGTCACTCCGTCGAGGGTCTTAAGGAGAACGTCCAGGAGGCGTGGAAGATCGTCGAGGAGAATCCGCAATTGGGAATGTATTTGTGACGAGGACCATCACTGATCGTTTCCACGACCTCATCCACGGCCGACCCCATTACAGCGCACGCGGTTTCACCAACATAGACTGCCCGGCCTGTGGGGATCGTCGTAAGCGTGGGGGATTCGCCCCGACCACTACCGGAGGCTGGCGCTACTACTGCTACAACGGTGGCTGTACTTTCCACGAACAACCCACCGGCTGGGAACCCGGCAACGGGTTGTTTGGGAGGCCGCTCAAGCTGTTCCACATGCTCGGGGGCAAGCTCCGTGATATCCCGTTCAGCGAGCGCGTGCGCAAGAACAAAGCCCTGATCAGGGATCGTCGTGGCAATGTGGTCGGGATCGAGGAGGACCTGGACGTGGTCACCCGATTCCATCCCTGCGAATTGCCGGAGGGATCGGACCTCCTGGCGGAGCAGGCCGAGAAGTATCCAGCCGCACGTATGGTGCTGAACTACCTGAACCAGCGTGGGCCGTTCCTGATCGACAAGTATCCGTTCTGTTGGACTCAGAAACTCCCCAACACGTTGTTGATCCCGTACGTGCACGGGAACATCATCGTGGGTTACCTCGGCCGTAATATATACGCGAAGGAGGGTGACCCCAACCGATTCATTCAGCGAGCACCCACCGATTTCATGTTCAACCAGAACAGCCTGAACTCGGACGAGATCAACACAATCGTGGTCGAGGCTCCGCTCGATGCCATAGCGGTTGAGGGCGTGGCCACACGTGGATCGAAATTCACCCAAAAGCAGGTGAATCTCTTGAGGGTGTCCGGAAAGGAACCTATCTTGGTACCGGACTTCAAACGTGGGGAATGGGGAAACTACCTGGAAACCGCCGAAACCTATCAGTGGTCCATCAGCATTCCGGATTGGGCCGGGAAACTCAAAGACGTAGGTGAGTCCATCACCAGAAATGGACTGCTCTTCACCACGGTGAGTATCGTGCAGGGAGCAACAAAGAACTACAAACAAGCACGCGTGGGGTTAGAAAAAATTGGACGAGTATCCGGATGAGGCTTACGAGGATATCGCCTCGGGTCGAATCGAAATCGCCGCACCACCAGCCCAGCAGATTGATCCCTCGGACATGGGTCAGTATGCGCTGTTGTCGTACGCCCTGGCGAATCCCACGATCTGGACTCGTTGCGCTCCCATCCTGAAGACGGAATATTTTGATCCCGAATTCCGTCCGGTCATCGACCTGATCAATCAGTATCGTTCCGAGTATAATCGTCTGCCCAGTCCGTTGACGATCCAGGGCAAGACCAATGTTCGTCTGGAAACACCGGCAGACGCGAGCGATCTCAATGTGATGACGGCGGTCTGTAACGACATCGAGGCGTTCGTCCGCAACAAGGCAACCGAGCTATTCCTGTATAACGCGGCCGAGGCTATCGGTCAGGACCCCAGCGGGAAGTCCACACCCGGCCTGTTCAAGCAGATGCAGGAGATCAGTCGTATAGCGGTGCATCGTGACCTTGGTCAGAGCGTGTTCCGTGACATGCACGCGATGCTCGAAGCCAACAAGGACACCGATCTGATCCCCACGGGGATGGCCATGTTGGACCGCTGCTTCGACGGCGGCACCGAGTATCCGAGTCTGAACTTGGTCAGTGCGAGTTCGGGCTACGGCAAGTCGATTTGGCTCCAGAACATCGCCATGAATTATGCGGTTCTGTTCGGGGTGAACGTGGTGTTCTACACGTTGGAGCTTGAGCCGAAGACCATCTTCAAGCGCTTTGCCGCGATGATGTCGGACACCGCTATGGGTCGCGTCTACCAGGATCGCGATCAGGTCGTGTTCAAGCTCAAGGGCATGCAGGGCAAGTCCGGCGATATCATGGTGAAGAAATTCCCCATGGTGGGCACGACCATGGCAGACATCCAGGCCCACTATCAGGACCTCACCCTGGAGACTGGTGAGGATTGGCCCATCGTGGGCATCGACTACATCGACGTGATGACACCCATGCGCAAGGGCATCCGCCTGGATGATATCCATCTCCGAGACAAAGCCATCTCCGAAGAGATGAACGACTTCGCTCACGATCCGACCTGCTACAAGATCGTATGGTCCGCATCCCAACAGATCAAGGGCGCGGAAACCGAGACCAACTCCAACATGGGCTCGGTCGCCGGAGGCAAGGACAAGGTCAGCACCTGCGACAACCTGATCATTCTGAAACGCTCCCAGGACGACCGCATGGAAGAACGCGGATGGGGCTACATCCAGAAGGCCCGCTCCAGTGGGGGCTCGGGCCTGAAATTCCCGTTCCGCTGGAACGCCGAGACCCAACGCATGACCTCATGGCCGGATGAGGAACTCCTCCTGGAGGCGAACCCGGTCCTGCGCAGGAAAGCAGGTGCTCGCGATAAGACCCGCGTCGAGAAGGACCCCATCGCACGCGAACAGGGCGTTGTGGTTCCGGAGGAGAAACCCAAAGAATCGGGACAGGCCAAGACCGGCCGCAAGGTCCAGGACAAAGTGATCGGTATGATCCAGAAGAAGGCGGCGAAAGCCTCGTAAATATGAGCATGACAGATCAGAAAGAAAAAACCAGCGGTGATCTACCCACGAAGCACGGGATGTTCTTCGAGACATTCCA